CACCGCCATCGACCTGGTGGATTATGAAGGCGACATCGCCGTGATCCTTTGCGCCGAAGCAGGCGGCGCCAGCATCACCTACCTCGGCAAGCTGACCGAATCCGACACTTCCGGCGGCACTTACACCGACGTGACTGGCGGCGCTTTCACCATCACTGCTGCTAACACCGCATCGGTTCAGAAGATCGCTGTCAACTCTGACAACACCAAGCGGTTCATCAAGGCAGTGGTGACGGTTGCAGGCGGCACTGGTGCCGGCGCTGTGACGATCGTCGGCTTGGGCTCCAAGAAGTACAGCTGATGGCGATCACGGAAGATCTGGACATCTTCCTGGCAGACTTCGGCGTCAGCTGCACAGCTGGCGCCGTTACTGCTAATGGGATTCTGGACATGCCGAGCCAGATCTTGAGCGATGGCATGGTGCTCAGCACTGACTACACCCTGACCGCACGGGCTTCAAACTTCGGCAGCTTGATCCGTGGCAACTCAATCACAGTTGATAGCGTGGCCTATACGGTTCGCGAGACCATGTTGATCGACGATGGCAAGTTTGTTCAGATCGCACTGCAAAAGACATGAGCGGCCCATTCAAGGTCAACACACGCAGCCAGTGGTCGGCAACCAATCCAGTGCTGTTGGCTGGTGAGCCTGGCCTTGAGAGCGACACTGAGAACCTGAAAATTGGCGATAACCGCACGGCATGGTCTGGCTTGCCCTACTTCGGAAGCCCTGGCTACTGGGGCTCGTTCTGGGATGAGACGTCGCAGGTGGCGGCGCTGGCTAACACGGCCTATGCGATCAAGCTGCGGCAAGTTGACACAGCAAGCCGTGGCACCAAGATCATCTCAAATGAGCGAATCACTTTTGATCATCCGGGCATCTATAGCATTACGTTCTCGATTCAGTTCAGCAATACGGGTAGCTCGATTCACGACATCAACGTCTGGCTCCGCAAGAACGGCACCAACGTGTCCGCTAGCGACAGCCGGTTCAGCATCATTGCTCGGCATGGCAGTGTTGATGGCAACGTGATCGGCTGCGTCAACTTCGTGCTGGGCTTGACCACCAACGACTACCTCGAGCTGATGTGGGCGACCAGCAACGTCGCGGCCTACATCCATGCTGAGGCAGCAGGTGAAAGCCCAACACGTCCCAGCATCCCCGGCATCATCTGCACTGTCGTTCAAGTCGCGAGCGCCTGATCATGACCACCCGCCGCGAGACAATCTTGGCTGCTGTAGCGTCCGCACTGGCGGGCACCACGGGCGTGAGCACGCGCATCTACCGCAGCAGGGTGGAGCCGCTGACACGCGGCGAGAGCCCAGCGATCGTGATTGAGCCGATCAGCGACACAGCTCAGCAGAACACCAGCCTGCCAAAACTTGATTGGAGCCTGACAGTGCGGGTGGCGGTGATTGTGCGCGGCACGATCCCCGACCAGCTGGCGGATCCGATTGTTGAGAGCTTGCACAGCAAGCTGATGGCTGACCTCACTCTTGGCGGCGTAGCGATCGACGTGCAGCCGGTATCGGTGAACTTTGCGATGATCGAAGCGGATCAACCGGCTGGCGTTGTGTCGTGTGATTATTTGGTCCGCTACCGTACCAGCACGACCAATCTTGCAACCTACTGATGGTGGCTACGATGGACGAGTATCAAGGCCAAGGCGGCTCATACGTCTTGGACAAAAAAACCGGCAAACGGAAGCTCGTCGAGCGCACCGCTGCCGAATGCAACCTGGATCAACCCCTGACCGAGGCACCGACCAATGGCACTGCTCAGCCGCAAACGCCTGATCCTGGCGAAAATTGAATCCACTTACGGAACCGATTCAACCCCGGCTGGCAGCGATGCCGTGCTGGTGCGAAATCTTGAGATCACTCCGATTGAGTCGGAAACGGTCAGCCGGGACCTGATCCGCCCTTATCTGGGCAACTCCGACCAGATTCTTGCCAACACTCGCGTCAGCATCACATTCGAGGCTGAGCTGGCTGGATCCGGCACCGCTGGCACCGCCTCCAAGGTGGACTCGCTGCTGCGCGCTTGTGGCATGTCAGCCACCACCACCGGTGCGGCAGTCACCGGCAGCGCGCAAGCGGGCGCTGCCGGCTCGATCACGTTGGCATCTGGCGCAAGCGCCACCAACGACATCTACAACGGCATGGTGATCAGCCTGACCAGCGGCACTGGCAGCGGCAGCAAAGGCGTGATCACCGACTACAACGGCACGACCAAGGTGGCGACCGTTCAAAAGTCCACCACTGCATTTACGCCTGCCGCCAGCAGCGGCTACAGCATCTCGGCCAACGTTGGCTATAAGCCGGTGAGCGACAGCTTTGAAAGCACCACGCTCTACTTCAACAACTCGGGCGTGCTGCACAAGGCCACCGGCTGCCGCGGCACCTTCAGCCTGAATTGCGAAGCGGGTCAGATCCCGACGATCAGCTTCACGATGACGGGCATCTATAACGCCCCGACCGATACGGCAGCTCCTGCCGTGACCTACACCGATCAAGCTACGCCTGCCATCTTCAAGGCCGGCAACACGGTTGCGGTGTCGATCCTGGGCTACGACTCAGCCTGCGTCCAGTCGCTGGGCTTCGATATTGCCAACGAGGTGCTTTATCGGGAGCTGGTCGGTTGCGACAAGTCGGTGACCATCACCAACCGCGCACCGTCTGGCACCGCGGTGATCGAAGCGCCGACCATTGCAGCAAAAGACTTCTTCACGATTGCCAACAACGACACCACCGGGCTGGTGACCTTCCAGCACGGCACCGTCGCGGGCAACATCGTGACGCTGCTGGCACCTGTTGTTGACATCGGCAACCCGTCCTACTCCGACCAGGACGGCATCCAGATGCTCAACCTGCCCTATGTTGCAATCCCGTCGAGCGCTGGCAACGACGAGATCACGCTCACCTTCGCCTGATTCCTAAGGAGCATCCTGCATGGCATTCGTCCGCAAGAAGATTGCCACCTACAAGTGGCCGGTCACCGTCGAAACCCCCGACGATGGCCGTTTCGAAAAGCAGACGTTCAACGCAGTCTTCAAGCGGCTCGGTCGCTCTAAGTTCACCGAACTGGTGGACAAGGGCGATGTCGAGCTGCTGGAGAGTGTCCTAGACGGCTGGGAAGGCATTGAAGACGAAGATGCGAAGCCGGTGCCGTTCACGGCAGCGACCCGCAAGGAGTTTTTCGATGACCCCTTCTTCTGCCGCGGTGTGGTGAAGGCCTACCTGGAGTCACTGGAAGGGGCGCCGGCAAAAAACTAGAAGCCGCCGCGCAACACTGGGCTGCAGGCGGCGAAAAAGATGAGACGCCCGACGATGCCAAAGTGTTGGGCATCGTGATGACGGATGAGCCTGCCGCGCCGGCAGACTTCGAGGTGTGGGAGGAGAACTGGGAGATCGTGATGATGTTTATGCGGATGCAGACGCAGTGGAACGTCACGATGGGCGGCTTCGTCGGGCTGAAGTACGAAGTGCTGCGTTGGCTGTGCGATCTATACTCGGTTGAGGACCAACGCGCCATGCTCGACGGACTGCGAACCATGGAAGCGGCTGCTCTGCAAATCATGAACGATCGGAGCTAGGGCATGGCAGCTGCGACCCAGTTCAAGATCGAGGCCATCGTCAAGGGCACTGAGAACGTCGAAGGCCTAAAGAACGCGGTCAAGCGCCTGCAGGGCAGTGTGCCGGCTGCTGCCAGTGATCTGAACAAGCTGCGCGAGGTTACGGCCAACCTCGGCAAGGCGACGGATCTCACCGAGAACGCACTGCGCGCTCAGATTGCGGTGATGCGCGACCTGCGCGGCAACGTGCAATTCCTCGGCAAGGAATACAAGGATCTGACGCTGCAGATCCAACGTGCTGAGCGGCAGCTTGCTAAGGGTGAAGGCGGCGGGCCTGGCGGCGGCCGGCTGCAGCGGTTCGGGCAGACAGCTGGCGCTGTTGCGGCGTCTAGCGTGTTCGGTGGCCCTGAAGGTCTTGTCGGCGCAGGCATCGGTGCGTTCTTTGGCCCTGGGGGCGCGCTCGCTGGTGGCGCAATCGGTGCGCAGGTTGGCCAGATCCGGCAGCAGCTTGGCGGAACGGCCACGCTTGCGGCAGACCTTGAGAAGCAGCGCACGGCGTTGCGGCTCGTCCTGAAGGACACCGCAGAGTACAACGCAGCTCTGTCGTTTCTAGCCAAAACGAGCAAAGACTATGCGATCCCCCAAGATCAGCTGATCAAAGGGTTCACGCAGCTTGCTGCATCGGTGGTGGGCGCCGGCGGCAACATCAAAGACACCAAGACCGCTTTTGAGGGGATCACGGCTGGCATCCGCGGCACGGGACGAAGCCTGCAAGATCTGGATTCTGCGCTGGTCGCCACATCTCAGGTCTTCAGCAAAGGCAAGGTGACCGCCGAGGAACTGCGCGGGCAAATCGGCGAGCGGTTGCCAGGTGCCTTCACGCTCTTTGCGCAGTCGATTGGCAAGACGCCTCAGGAGCTGGATAAAGCACTGGAACGCGGTGAAGTCAGCCTGCAAGACTTCCTGAAATTCAGCAAAACTCTTTTCGGAGAGTACGGCGAAAACGCAAAAATCATTGCCAACTCGCCAGCTGCCGCAGGAGATCGGCTGCAGACCAGCCTCAAGAACCTTAGCGAAAGCGTCGGCAAGCTCCTGTTGCCGATCGGGGCTGCGTTTCAGACGACGTTTGCCAACATTGCCACCTACATCGACGGCGCAGCAAAAAGGCTGGCAGATTTCCTGGGCTTAAACAAAAGCAACGCGCAAAAGATCGGAGAGCTAAACAATTTAATCATCACCCAACAAAGGGCAATTCAGCGCGAGCGAGAGAAAGTTTCTCAAGGCGTCAGCTCAAAAGAAGAAGCTGCGTTCAACATTAAAGAGTTCGAGTCTCGGATTGCCAAGCTGCAAGCCGAAGCAAACGTGCTCAAGGCGTTCGACAAGGCGTCTGCCAACCAGCAGAAGGATCGCGCTGGCTTGAGTGGCACGACGCCCGGCCCCAGTCAGTCGGAGCTGGACAAAGCAGAGCGCGAACGCGAGCGCAAGCAGCGCGAAGCACTCCAGCGCCAAACGGAGATGAACCGGCTACTGCAGGAGCAGGTGAAGCTGAATTACGAGGCTGGGGCAGTTGGAGCTGGAGACCTTGCGCGTCTTGACGCTGAGCAGGAGCTGCTGAAGCAGCTGGTGCGCTTGCGCATTGAAGAAGCCGGGCTGACGAGCAAGTCCGAAGACATCCGGCGCCAGAAGATCGTCAACATCACGAAAGAGTTCGAAGTCGAAAAGTCGCGGATTGCCGAAGAGCGCAAGGAAGTGCTGGCTGACATTGCGGCGATCGGCAAAGAGGCCGAAGTTCTTGTGTCGGCATTCGATCAGAAGTCCATAAAGACAGAAAGCCCGCTCCAGAAAGAGCTGCAGGCGATCGACAACCTGATCCTCGATGCGATCAAGAACGCCGACACGCTGCTGGTGAAGCTAACCGGCAAGGGCGGAACGGATCCCGCCACCGCCGTTGCTCGTGCAAGGCTAGGCAACTTCAAGGCCGACCTTGAGGCCAAGACACCAAGAGAGCGGCTCTCGCTTGCAAGCTCCAACCTCGTCAAAAGTGATGCGGATTCGCTGCGCGAGCAGATCACTGAGCTGTCGCGGTTTGGCGTCCAGCTTTCAACGTTGGATCAGCTCAAGCAAAAATTCTTGGGTGACTGGGAGAAGCTGGATCCGATCCTGAAGGGGCAACTCGAGACCCTTGCGGCGACCGTCGATAAGCTGACGCAGGTGGGGCAGATTGTTGACGGCATCGCCAACAGCATCGGCACCGGTCTCAC